ACTTCTCTTCGCCTTCACCAAGTTTAACACATACCTCCTCAACTCCTTCTACATTATCGGCTAATGCCTTAACGAGTTCAAGTTTAGCAGATACATCTAAACCAAGTGCAAGGTTTTTGATTTCGTCAGACGTTAACGCCTCGACTATTTGACTTTTAGTCTTAAACATTGCTGTGATTTTTGTGATTAAAGATGAATGTAAACCGCCAACTTGCTCACCACTATAATCTACTCTGTCGGCAAAGCCTAACTCAACAGCCTCCTCAGGCGTTAGCCAAGTTTCAGCATCAAGCATTTCGATTAAGGATTCCTCAGGTTGACCTGTTTTAGTTTTATATCGCTGCACCATAATGTCTCGGACTTTGTCGAGTACGTCAGCTGATTGTCTTAAGTCTTTTGACTCCCCAACAGCCACGGTATGGGGATTATGCACCATAAGCATCGAGGCTTCCCTCATAATTACGCTTTGACAAGCCATCGCAAAAAGAGATGCAGCACTTGCCGCTAATCCTTCTACAATTGCCGTTGTTGGCCCTTGATGGTTTTTGATTGCATTATATAGTGCAAAGCCTTCAAACACATCACCACCAACTGAGTTGATCTTGATTACTAAAGGTGCACTTGTTCTGTCTTCGATTGCGTCTGCAATCTTTCTTGCGGATACGTCCCAAGTACCAACTTCGCCTGAAAGCACCACCTCGATACCTTCCGCTTTGTTGTTAATCTTGGCAAGTGACGTATCGTTAATTTTTGCTTTTACTGTGTTTATAATTTCTTTCATACGCTTTTCGCCTAATGTGCCAACACACGCCCATTTAATTTGAGCAACAACTCCTGCAATGTTAGAAAGGTTTGGACTTGTATCGTCTTTAAACTGCTTGCCGTCCTCAAAATGTCTTGCACACCACGCTTCTCTTTCAGATACCCATTGCAAAACGCCTTCCGTCTTCTCGCCTTCTCTGTATTTCGTAAAATACTCAAAAGCCTCATTGCCTCTAATGTTGCCTCCTGCTTTCCAAATCTTAGGATAGTTATCCTTAAGGTCTTTGGCATAAGCAAAGTCAAACCTATCGTAATCACTCTGTGTCAACGCAGGCTTGTCAGGGTTTATTGGCATCACACAACGATACGAAAAACGATTGTTCTTTTTGCCATTAATTTATGGCTCTTCTTATCCAAGTAACAGACCGTCCAAACTTGTTTGCAGTTTCTTGGTATGCCTTCATAGATTCTCCGTGAATCTGTAAACGCTCACGATAATAAGCCTTGGCAATTTGCTTAACATTGATAGGTACAAAAGCACCTGTGTTAATCATTTTACGTATGTTGTCTGTCATCCTATTGTTCTAAGTGATTCAATAACGTCTACACTATTCTCACGTTCTCTCAGTTGCTCGACTACCAGGACAGGCTGTCTTGACTTCATTCCTGCCGATATAAGGTCTGCTGCACGGTCTGTTGGCGTTGCTGATTGTATAGGATCAAGAACACCACCATTGGCAAAGAAAGGAACACCACCACCTGCAACGTTTATTGCTGATGCCATAGATGCCAGTGCAGGATTTGCCATTACTCCCTTAGTCATTACAGCCTCTCCACCTTCTGCCTCTCCGTAAAACGCACCGCCTTTACTAAACATTGGTATACCACCTTGTGCGTGGCTTGGGCCGTTTAGGATTCCACCTTTGGCAAACTTCTGAGACTTAATCATTTTTATCTGTGCAGCACCTTGTGCGGCTGCGATACCTCCCATAATTAAACCAACAGGTAGGAATGGTTGTGATGCAAGTCCTGCTGTAACTGCCTTTGCTGTGTTTATCAGTGCTTGTACAATGTCAATCTTTTGTTGCTTACGTGCTGCATCTTTTTTGATTTGCTCTTTTTTCTTTTCAGCCTCCTCTTCGTTTATCACACCCTGTTGTAGCATTTGGTCAACATTAGCTAAACGCTCGGCTGCCTTTGCTTGTGTGAGTTGTGTCATTACATCTAATCCTGCCTCCACGCCTGCAACACCTTGATTTATTTTTGCAACCTGCTCCTCGTTTAATCCAAGCCTGTCGGCAAGTGTCTTAGGCTCGCCATCTTCGTCTTTACCTGCGTTTTGTATTTCAAGGTTTATGCCTGCAAGTGCGTTGCGTAGTTGCTCAAGTGCTGCTGTTGTTTCGCCTTGACCAAGTGTACCCTCAATCAACGCAATTTGGTCAATCAATCCTTGACGTTGCAACTCTAACGATTCTGATTGGAAATCTTTTTGCAATTGCAGTTTTTGCTCCTCGGTAAGTTGCTCATTGCGTAACTCATTAAGCATCGCAGTTTCTCGAATAAGCAACTCAGTTGATAAACCTTCTTGTATTGCTTTAAGGTTTTTGTCAAATGTTTCTTGGGTTGTTGCTAGTTCATCTGCCTCATTCTTGTCTCTAAGGTCTGCTAGATCATCATTGTACTTTGCATACAAAGCAGTACGTGCAGCAAGTTCATCTGCTGTCATATCAGATATATCCTTGTCAAGGTCAAGTTCTCGAAGTTTGTCGTAGAAACGTTTGTCAATTAGTTCCTCCTCCGCAAGTGTTCTCTCTGTTTCTGCGTTAACAATTTCATTTAGTGCCTTTATCCTGTCAAGTGCTTCTTGTGCTTGTTGCTGTGCAAGTTTTTCAGACTCAGACATTGCCGTTGATGTACGGCTTGACCTACGACTTGAATTTTTATCTTCTTCTTTTTCTAAGTTGTTTAGTGCGTCTTGTGCAATTTGTGCGTACTCCTCAACACTAAGAGAGATTCCTTCAACGCTTACCGATGTGATGTTGGCGTTTGCCTCAATTTTCTTTGCTACGTTTTCTAGGTTGGTTGTAATTTCTTCAGCACTTCTTTGGCTAAATATATCCTCTGCCTCCATTAAAATAGGCTGTCGTGCTTGTTCGGCAACTATATCTCTAAGACTACCAACATACTCATCTGCTCGTTCTCTTGCTGCATCAAGTGCTGCCTCTGCTGCGATTGTATTAGCCTCAAGTTGTGCCTGTGCTGCTGCTGCTTCTTGTGATGCCTGTCGTTGTTGTTCAAGCATTTTTGCAAACTCTCCAGACGATTGTGCTGCATTGTCTGTTTCTTTGCTTGTAAGACCTAAAGAGGATGCAATGTTTCTTAAAGGTTTAACGGTTGCTGCTGCTGCATCTTTAAGCTTATTAAATCCGTCTATAACAAATTCAATAGGCTTAATAAGTGAATTGTCAATTATAAATGATAATGCTTGAATAGTACCAAAAAACACCTTGCTTAAAAACGCACCTAAATCTTTAAGTACTTGCATAAAGGATTGCACTCCTTCGCTGTTAAACGCCTTATCTCTTGCTTCTGCCACTTCTTGCTGTCGTGCAATGTCGGCTTCCATCCTTAGACCTTGCTCGTCAAGTGCTGACGTTTGCTCTTGTGTGGCAACAGTTAAGGCTTCGAATACCTTTAATGCTCCACCTGCGTCCTCTCCTGCACCTGCAAAAACATCAGCAGTAATTTGAGCCAACGCTTGTTCTCCAATGGCTGTCTCCTCGGCTTGCCTTCTTATCTCTTTAAGAGCCTCTGCCGTACTTAAAGCACCTGAGTCTATTTGTGCAAAAAGATTATCAGTAAACTCCTCATCAAACGCATTAACAAGTGCATCTCTTGTTGCTGTTGTTTGCTCTCTAAGTTTAATGTCTGCCTCTTTAAGTGCATCAGGTAACTTGTCTGTATATATTCCAAGATCAAAACCTGCATTTATAATATCACTAAACTCCTTAACGCTAAAGCCTGCCTGTGAGAAAAATGTAGAGTACTCGCCTATGCTTTGCAGAAACTCGTCATTAGCACCGTTAGTTGCAAGTAGTCCGTTTTGTATTTTGTTAAGTGCCTCCTCGTAAGTTAATCCAAATTGCTGAACAAGTACCTTTGCACTTTGTACGAGTTGCTCTTGCTCGACTCCTAACGTTTGTGAAATTGCATCGGACTGAATTCGTATTTGGTCAACAAGCTCACCTGACTCATTAGTTAGTCCAGATATTAAAGCGTTAGTCTTTTCAACCTCTGCATTGTAGTCAATAAATGCCTTTGTTGCTAATCCTATGCCTGCAAGTGCTGCAATAGCCGCACCAACTCCTGTGCCGATAAAGGCAAGTGCTGCTCGTGTTGCACCTTGTATGCCTGTCGTTATTGCTGTCAATGCACCCTTAACACCTCCACCGCTTGCTGCAATATCTGTAAGTTGATTGCCAAACGGAATCATACTACCAACAGCACTCTGAATTGCCTCCTCGTAATTACCTACGTTTCTGCGTGTATCGCCAATTGCTTTCTCCTGTGACTTAACTTCAAGCGTTAGTTGCTCGATACGGTCAGACATTTCCAATGCCTTTGCAGCACCCTCATCTGTTTCTTTGTTTAATTGGCCGTACTCTTTTTGTAGTAGGTTAAGCGAGGCACGCAATTGGTCAAGGCTTCCTTCCTGTGCTTGTGTTACACGGATGTTCTGTTTTAGTTGTGCTGTGTTCTCGCTGACTATCTTCTTGGACTTAGTTTGCTCAATGTTGTTTTGAGCCATTGCCTTAGTATAATCCTCTTGGCTTATCTCACCGTCTTTAAAAGCCTTCTGTGTGGCTTTCATTTCGGTTTTTAGTTCTGCTTGTTTTTGCCTTTGTTTTTCTATCTCTAAGGATAGGCGTTGCATATCTGATTGTGCTTCCTTAACTCCCTTTAGTTGTATTTCAAGTATTGTCTGTGCCATTTATTCAAAGTATCCTAGGTCGGTTGCCTCGCTTGGAAGTAACCAAATTCTGTTATTTAATTCGTCAACGTGCACATAAGCAGGAACTTCTGCAACCCAATCTATGCCGTTGGTGTACACTCTAAGACTTACCTCTCGTGCTTGTTTCTCTGTGTTGAAAATATAGTATCTCATATTTCATCAGATAGATAGCCTTGCTCTTCTGCTTCCTCTTGCGTTATCCATTCCACGCCAATCAATACTGACCTTGTAGGTATAGAGTCATCTACAATAAGAACCCAATCCGTTCCGTTAGTGCACCAGGTGTAACTATATTTCGTGTTGCGTTCCTCTGGTGGTTGCCACGCATATAAGTCATAGATGTCTTGACTTGCCATTTTTGCTTCGTCCTCTGTTATGTACTTGTAGTATTTCATCTTAATATATTGAGTAGTGTCCGTTTATTGCTGTTTCTATATTTGACTCATCGCTTGACTTGTCTCCATCGTAAACGATAAATTCTTGCATATCCCAATTGGCAAATTGAGACGCACCGTAACCTAATATAAACGAACTAATTGTGTTATCTAAACTTCCGTCAATAGTCATTAAAGTTTGTGCCAAGTTTGTTGTATATACCTCGCCCCTATTTACTGGCGTATAGGATGCACCGTTTCGTCTATAAGTGTTTGCCAAGTAGTGAGGATCATTCCGTGTATTGGTTGATGTGTTACCGCTTTGTGCGATTAACTGAAATCTTGTATTCTCACGATATAACAAGGCTCTGCTTGTTGTTGTATTGCATACTGAAAAGAAGTAGTGTTGTCCTGTTGACGGCAAGTAATCGGTCTTCGTGCCTATTAAATCCATATGTGAACCACCTGCCGCACCTACTCCTGTGATTACAGGCTTGCCATTGTCCTTTAATACTGCACCACTTGAAACAATTTGAGGCTGAACCGCACCTGCTCCTTGTTCCATATTTCCACCGTTACCGCTTTGGTCGTACCACTTAGTAACAAAGCCGTCTCCACTTCCACAATGCGCAAGCAATGCAGACTCGTCAAGATTGCCACTTCCATCAAATCCAATGTCCAACTCAACACTTGAGCCATTACGTACACGCATACAATTCCCTGTGTATGCTGTCCTTAGTTTACGTACTGAGTAAGCCAATTTAACATTTGTGCCGTATGTGTCAAGTAATAACGCAGCAGGCGTTACCTCCTCGCTTGCTCTAAACGCATCCACAGCTAACAACTCAACCTCTACCATCTGCTCATCCAACATAGGATCAAAGTCTTTAACCTTGTTTAAAATAAAGCGCTGGCCCATTAGCGTGTAGTACTTAGAAAGGTCAAGACTTGTATATTCAGTACGAGATAACAACACCTTAGTGACTAATGTCCGTGTTGTAATAAACTTCTCAAGTGTGGTCTTCCAGAATCTCTCATATAAGCCGTCTACCATTGTTACCGTGTTGGCGTTGTAAATGCCAAGATTAACGTCATCAATGTCGTTGCTTACAATGTCTGTTAGTCTACCTAAATCGGTAGCATCTGACGGCTGTCTTGTAACGCTTACATCAGCAACGTCCACGTTTAGTATTGTGTCAAAGTCAGATACCTTTGTTACGATACTTGACAACGAAGAGCCATCACCTAACGCAAGTGTTTCGTCTGTGTGTACGTATGGATTGACCGTCATACAATTATAGATAAACGGATAGCCAAGTTGTGTGCTAAGTGTTCCGTCTGCTTGCTTGTAAACCCATTGCCTCCAAGTTGGCGTAAACAAGTACGCCTCTAATCCTGTGTATCTACTTGTGACAGGGTTAATAACACTTGTGTGTCGTGGCATACCCATTGGTGCAGAGCCTGACTTAAACACGAACAATCTGTTTGAGTAGGAGTTGTCAGGATCAAAGGTTATCGATGTTGCTTGATTTGCTTCGTCTTCTGTGATAGGGCCAACAAAGCCTCGTGTTCTTACTCTATCAAATTTGGCTTGATAAAACTTGCTAAGGCTTGTGTTAAATGGCAGCTTAATATCTGTAATGCCTTCATCGTTGTTGCTGTCTAAGTCAATGATGTATCGTACCTCTGGCTGACTTACATTTTCATCAGTTATAAAGGGATACATATTGTCATCAATTGGATAACTCTCAGTTCCCCAAGACAAACGCACTTGCCTTTTGTACTTGCTTGTCTTGTATTGTATCTCTTGGTTTACGCTTACCTTCTCACTCCAATCAATATCGCCTGAATAGAAACCATTGTATGTTGTGCCGTTCCAAGATGTCCAATCTTGTCGTGGCTCAACCTTTAGCGTAATGCCGTCAAAACTAAAGATAAGGTTAAACGTCTTGCAGACATTCATAAAGAAGTCAAGCATTGTGACCTCAGTAGGTAGAAAGTGCCTCCAGTCTTCTGTTGCCCCAAAGGTCACGTTAGGATAGTCATCTTCACTTCTGTCGCTGTAATATATGTTGTCAAAAAAGCCGTGTGTTGCGTTGTCGGTTAGAAAGTCACTATCTAACTCAAAGGCATCAAAGCCAAAGACCGATTGAACAAGTGGATTAGTTGCAGTTCCAAAGATGCCGTCAATAAGAAAGTCAAGCCTAAATGCAGGCCAAAAGTCTGTGCCTCGTGCGTTACGACTTGTTCCTTCGTATGTTTCGGTGCTGTCGTAGTTCTCTGCATCGCTGTCGCTGAACTTGTACATATACGGATTGACAAACACATAACTTGGATCGAGCATTGTGCGTGGATTAGGAACAACCCTTGCAAGTATATTTGCATCTGTGTAAGCAAGTTGCAAAACCGTGCCGCTTGTGTTAGTTGTCATATCCGACATTTTCAATGATTGTAATGCCACTACCCAAGACTCATTGCCACCTACAAATTGACACTCAAATTCTATTGCATCCGTATCACGTTTTGCTTTTAGGATATATACATATCCCTCGTCAATTACATTGCCGTTAACGATAACTAAGCATTGTTGTTTGTATACGTTTACAGCATCAAGGTCTGTTCCTATTACGTGAGCATATCCTAATGCTTTGACGTTGTCCTCTGTTGCAGGAATCTTAAACGACTTGCTAAACGTCTTATTACGTTTGCTTACGTCCTGTATCTCTGCGATTGACTTGCTTAACGTAAATGGAAAGTCACCATCTTGTCCAAGTTGGATGTATTTGCCTGTTTCCTTTATGTATAGTTGTGCCGCTCTCATTGCATTTTGTCCATTGAATCCATTTGGTCAATTAACCAGGTAACCAATACGTCACATTGATCATAAGTTAAGTCCATCGAAAACGTAGCCTCGTCCTCGTTGTCAAACGTCACGCAAACGTAGTTGTCTGCGTTGCGAAGTTTGGGATACATTACTTTCAACTCTGTTGTTGTCATACGTCTGCGTATCTGTAAGAGAAAGAAAGTTTCTGTGCTCTGTTGTTCTTAATTACGTCAACCTTGCCATCGTTAATTGATATCCTGCGTATGTTGTCGTACCCTGTGTCAGGATGTACAACCTCAAAACTGCTCGCATAGTTAGTCTCTGTTTCTACGACATAGTGCACAGGACTTGCAAAGAAGTCAAGTATTATCTCCCTGTTTTGTTCTGGCGTGTACGGCAGCGTGTTGTTTACCTGAAACTCAAACTCACTCTTTGGGTTTATTGCTCGCTGTCGTGCACCTGTCAAAAGATAAGCACCTAAGTCATCGGTAAATGCACCAAAGGCGTCAGTATTGACAAGTGTCGCATTATCTCGACTACTAACAACAGCCTCGTTAGTCTTAGTGTCTAAGGTCAGCACATCGTGCACACCAAAGCGATTCATATAGATAAATGTTGTAGGGCATCTAACATTGTACTTTTCAGGTCGCAAAAATGTAATTGTGGCTTTGTTAGAATTAGTTGAATTTACTAATGAGACATCTATTTGAAATACTGTGCTATCAAAAGACGCAGGACCAATAGTCCAACCTGACTCCCCTGACGCAGTAGATAGAGTTGCAAGGTCATTGTAGTTTACAGGCAACGCTACAAGTTTAGAACCTGATACAAGACCACCAAGCACAGACACGTTGACACTTACAGTACCTAATGGAGAACCTGAAGCGTCATTAGCACTTACATTTAGAAAGGTAAACCCTGAGGCAAAAAAGCATACTCTACTATACTCTGTGAGGTAGTTACGTGTAGTCCGTCCATCTTGCAACTTAAAGTCTACGTCATTTCCACTTGCCGTTGAGCCTCTAAAGTAAGGCAAGTTTGTTAGATAGTATCGGTTTGCAATAGTCTCTTGTGCTGTTCCGTTAGCGTTATAAACTTGATGCTTGGCCTTTGTCATATAAAAGGCGTTGGTGTCTGTCGTTGCATCAGTCGTGCCGTCTGTCTCTATCTCGGTAATTTCAACCTGTATCTTCTTGAGCAGGTGATCATAATAGTGTGGAGTAACCGATGCATCAAAACTGCAAAAGTCATCCTTGATAATAGACAAAAATCCGTTGATATAATCGCTTAGATTAAACGTAAACTCGCTACTTATCTGTGGAGCATAATAAGCAGGAACGTCAGTTAGGTTTGTTCCTGTGTCATCTTGCAACTGAAACTTTAAGTACTTAATGCTTGCGTTGTTGCTTGTTGCCTTAACCACGCACGGATATTCTGAACTCCAAAACGTATTGGCTGTTGGTTGTGATGTTATAGTGATTGCCATTGCTTTCCTATTGTGGCCTCAAAAGATGCCTGTGCTTGTTTATCTAATTCACGCAGTATGTCTGGCTCTACGGCCTTCATTGTATCTGCGATAACGTTTAATTTGTTCTTGTCCTTTGGCGCACCTAACTGCCCTATCTTGCGTGCAATGGGAAATGCAGCCTCCTTTGGTATACCTCTTGCCACGCACCATTCCATTATACGGTTAAGTGGTGGTTGCTTACCAGGTGCTCGGCCTTGCTCTACGTACTGCCATTGCTCTGCACCCATAATGCGTAACACCATATTCCCTGCATCAAACTCAGAAAACAACGAGGCGGATGTACGTCCTGTGGCGTTACGGTCTTTAAGTTTCATTGTAGCCTTTAGGCCGCTAATGATCTCCTGTGCAATTTTGTCTACGTTAATCGTCATCGTGTACACAAAAGTCTGTTTCAACGTCCACGTTGAAGGTTACGTATAAAGCACAAAGGTTAAGTTGTGAACTATAAGGTATGTGTCGCATCTCTAGACCACCTGTTACTTGTGTCTCTGGATACTCGCTTACATTATCCAACAAGGTAAAGGTCAACGTCTCAAAGCCGTTCATCTTAGTCCACCAATAATCCCAACGGTTTACGGCTGTTACTGTTTGGTCTGCTTGGTGTAGATTGTCAGCCAACAACAGGACAACTTGATAACGGATGTATTGACCGCCTGTGTACTCTACGTCTGCTATATTAGCGTTTTGCAACATTACTCCGTAGTACGGCATAGTTTGGTTGGCTAGTTTGTTTAACTCAGACTCGTCCCAGATGTAACCATAAGATGTTATACCGTTAGCTGTAAAGGCGTGTTCTAGTCTTGCCTTAACTTTGGATAGTGATCCTTGCGACATTACCCTTCTCTATGTAGTACAATTAAAAAACCTGTTGTACTAACAAGTGGCAACATTGGCTCGTCTTTATCAACCTTTTGCGTTTGTGTTTCTAAGACAGGTGTTACTGATACAACTTGATATCCTCCGTCAGGGTTGTTACTTTTGTCAAACTTGTTAAGGTGCACATCTAATGCTCTTGTGATTTGGTTGTTTTTTGTGCCGTATGATCTCATAGCATTTAAAGACGTATCCATCTTTTTATGCTTGGTTTCAATCCTGTCGTACTTGTCTCTTATGTTTTGCTCTTGTTGCTTTACCTCCTCGTGTTGTATAGGAAGAAATAGTGTGATTAATGCCATTAGTTATGTTTGCCCTAAATATAAGTAATATAATCCAAAGTCATTTTGCACTATAATTGTATTATGTTATTTTCTTTTCTTTTCTATTCTTTTAGCATTGCTACGGCATTGCTACGGCATTGCTACAGCATAAAAGTGTTGCTACGTATACAAAAAAATGTTGGGGGCGCAAGTTTTTAACGCCCTTTTTAACGCCCTTTTTTATGAAATAACAATAAAAAGTGTATCTTAGAGTTCAAGAAGGATATCTTGTGTTTAGTTCAGAGCCTCAGCCTTAATTGGTTGGGGCTTTTTTTATTACCTTAGACTTATGGACTTACAAAGCATCTTGATCATTGTGTTTTGCACGGCTTACATCTTAGGCACGTTCTATTGGGTTGGTCGTACTATGGACGATTGACTACTTGATACTAAATGCTCTACTGCTGTGCAACTTGGCGTAGCGACTTGCATCAATTGCGTGGTCTAAGTACTTGCGTGGCGTGTCTAGGAGTATGCCTGACCGTGTACGCTCGTAGACGTAATTACGTAACTCCTTGATTAGATTGATTGACCGCTTAGTTACCACAAACGGCTTTGCTTTCATCATAGCAAGTCCACCATCTACTGAGCCTCTAAACTTCTTTACGCCCATTATTTGAACACCGTGCTGTCCTAACTGACGGATAACAGTCTCGTGTGATGGGTCTGCCACAACCATACGCCTAACATCTCCTGCTCGTATTACAGACATTAACTTGTCAAAGCCAAAGCCTGCTTCATAGTGTATCTCATCGTAATAGTCCACACCATCGTGCTGCCACAGGTCGACAAGTGTTGTTGGGTTAGATTCTCCAAAGTCCATACCTGAGCAGATGTATCTTGCATTCTCAGGCAAGTTACTAACTGACCAAACAGACGGAGGAAAGATAACGCCTGTTGGTGTACCAATTTCGCCAAGACCAAAAACATTAAACCAATCTTTGTCGTGCTTCCTACTCTCTATGTTGTCAATCGTTACTTGGTCAAGTGCTTCGTTGTGCTTGTAGTTTAGTTTAACAAATCGCACCTTATCTCTAAAGTCCTCCTCTGGGTGTCCAAGTATCTCGGTGTGCGCCCAAAACTCTGCAACAGGGTTGAAGTCAATGATTGACCACTTGCGTGTTCTAATAAACAACTCTGACCACGCTTCGTAACTGACGTTGTTAGCCTCGTTAATAAACAAGTAGTCACGCCTTGCGCCTCGCAGCTTATCGCCTTGGTCAGCACTAAAGAACTCAAACGTTGCCTTCTTGATCTTGTACGTGTGGCTTGACTTGTTGTGCTGCCGTTCACGATACATATCGTTAGACGTTAGTATAGTAAAGAAGTCACGCATTGCACCACGCCTTAGATGTGGTAATGACTCCGATACAATGCTTATCAACCCCACAAGGCTGTTCTTGTGTGCTGCTAAGATTAGGTATTGCAGGACTGCATACGTCTTACCTGCTGACGTTCCACCTTGCACGATAACAATACGTCCCTCGTCCTGTATTGCCTCGCCTACTTGTCCAAATGCTGATGTTGTTCTCAAATGTTATGTAGTACGTCCATTGCTATCTGTGACATTGGTTGTATCACAATTTGTGGCTCTCCTGTGTTCTCTATCTCTTGGCGTTCAACATACCCTCGCTTCTTGCCTTTGGTCTTTAGATAGAAGATCGTTGCCGTTGTATTGCCGTCCTTAATCTGTTTGTGTAGGCTTGACTCTGCAAAGTCCAATGCGATGTCGTTTACATCTTCAATTGATGCTTTATAATCCTTGTCCTCTCGCATCCATCGGTAGTGTGTCTCTCTGCTAATGCCGACAGCCTTGCAAGCACTTGTTACAATGCCTAGAGACTTCTCCATTGCCTCTACCATTGCCTTTTTATTGATGTCACTTTTTGTCATATTGCTGTTGTTACGAAGTATGCACCACTATACTTTCGGTCAATCAGTTCTTGTATGTCAACCTCTGCCTTCTGTAATTGTTCTGCACTCTCAAAGGTAATCTTTATTGTTGAATGTTTTTCTTGCTCATCTTCAGGCTCTTCAAACACCTCGTCAAGTACTTGTGGCACATCTAACGCCCAATCATTAAGGTCGCTAACATCCCACTCGTTTGCAAGCAGTTCCCAATCCCAGTCACCAAAGCCTACATTGTCCTTGATAATGAACTGACGTTGCTCTTCCTCTGTTAGGTCATCAGCGTACACAACAGGTACTTCGGTCAGTCCTATGTGCTTACACGCCTTTAGTCGCATATTGCCACCCAGAACGATGTTGTCCTTGTTCAATACAATGGGCCTCAGTTCAAGCATACGTGGAAACTCCTCGATTGACTTTACCAACTTGGCAAACTTGTCCTTGTTTATGCTTCTTGGGTTGTTTGGGTTCTGCTTAATCGCAGACAACTTCATTATTGTAGTGTTCATCGTACCTTAAATATATCACCGCTTCGGTGTAAGTGTATAGTGTTCTTGTCAACAACGTCTTCTGGATCAATAGACAGTCCTTGATAACGTACCTCAAAATGTAGGTGTGGCCCTAACGAGTTTCCTGTACTTCCTACAATACCAACAGGACATCCTTGCGGAATCCAATCTCCTTCTTCAACAAGCAACTCTCTTAGATGTGCGTAATACGTCTCTAAGCCGTTCAAGTGTGTAACGATAACTAAATACCCATACCCTCCATTGTAGCCTTTTTTAGCGTATCGTACACGACCTAACCACGAACTCTTGACCGTATCTCTGTTGTTGTGTGATATGTCAAGTCCGTGATGTATTCTTCCGTTACGATATCCGTGTCCACTAATTAGAACACCATCAACAGGATAGTGGATATCTGTTAAGTGTAGCGTTGCCGTGTCTGGCAAGCTTACAGGTCGGTAATGTATTTGTGCCGTTGCGGTCAATGCCCATAAAAGCATTAGAACCATTGCATAGCGATTAGCCATAATATTAGTGTTATTCCAATTGATGTTAAAATAATGTCGATCATAGTTCGGTAAGCATTGTTAACAATTCTTCTTGTGGGAACATATCGCTTTTATACTTGTTGGTGTTGCTGTGTGTCCATAGACCTTTGACTCTGCCATAGTACGCATCTACATTCCACTCAAATGCTGCTGCACCTTTCTCTTTTACAAGTTCTGGTAATCCTTTCCTAACGTCAATGTTGTCTCGATTGCCAATAAACTCAATAAGGTGTTTTAGTGCGTTCAGTTGCTTGTCGCTGTATCTGTGCCAATACTGTTTATTCTTAAACGGCTTGTCAAGTTTAACAATCTGATCTTCGTGGACTGTATGCCCTGCATAGCACTTGCCTTTTACAATGTAACTAAAGTTGCACACCTCGATGCCAACGCTGTCCGTGTGCATTGCTTGGTTGCCGTTCTTGCCTAAGTGCCAAGCATAACCTCCGTCAGGAATACACTTTACAATCTCGCCATCGTACTCAAAGTCTGTGTTGAATATTGACGGCCCTCCTATAACAAACTCTGTTGCAATACGTCCACGCTTATCACGTCCCCAATTGTCAATACACTTGTAAGGATTGTGCCAACCTGCTGTGTGATGCAGAAACAGATACTCCTTTTTAGTAGGCCCTTCAAGATACTCGCCTTTCGGTAAGTAGTGGTTTCTAATGTCTAAGTCTGCAAAGTGTTCAGGCTGTGAATCCGCCTCTTGTTTGTCTGTGGTTGCAAGCTGCAACATTGTCCACGTCTTAGGGCCAACAATGCCGTCAGACCATAGTCCTTTGTTCTTTTGATACTCCTTTACGAAGTGTTCCGTGATTGGGCCAAATATGCCATCCACGTCAATTCCAAGTGCTTCTTGGATAACTCGCACATTGTCACCAGTACATCCTTGATATAATACTACCATAATCTAAAAATAATTAAAACATTTTAAGTTGTGCTATGTGGTTGTTATAACGCTTAACTGCTGCGTTGTAATATTCCTCGTCTAATTCGTATCCTTCTAAGTCATAGCCTAAGTTGTGGCAAGCAATTGCAATAGAGCCACTCCCTAAGTGCGTATCAAGTATCTTATCTCCTTCTTTTGCGTAATTCATTAAAAGCCATTCGTAAAGTGCAATTGGTTTTTGGGTTGGATGAAATTTTGTTCCTGTACAAGTGTTACCCTCTAAATTTCCATAATACCTGTAATCAAATTGCTTGGCATTTTTATTAAAACTTGTCCAAGCCAATTCTCCATCAGCAAAATTTGATACAGGGTTTCCTTTGTGCCAATAAATAAAACATCTTCCACCAAAACCCCATATAAAAGGAAAGTAATTGCCTCCCCAAATAATTTGATTTTTACTAACTCTAAATAATTCTTTAAAATATACCTCATTAGGTGCTACATTCCACTCTCTATGTTGCTCTTTTTGTCTAAAATTTAAAATATTTGTTTTCTTATCTCCATAGCCATAAGGTGGATCAACAATAGCCAAGTCAAACTGATTATCTTGCATTTTAGCAAGGGCCTCCATACAATCTCCGTTGTGTAGGCTTATCATTCCTCGCACACCGTTATAATGCCTCCGTTGATCACATCGCTACCAATTAACACCACACTTCCGTTAGGGTTAACGTAGAAGAAACCTGTGTCTCGCCCTCCTCTAATCATTTTGCTTAACTCGGTAACCTCTATGCCTCGACAAAACATTGTTGTCATCTCTCCTTTGTACTCTACATCAATTCTTACTCTCATAGTACTGTCGTTTTAACGCTTCTTTGCGTTCATTAAATAAATCATACCGCTCCTGCTTCTCGTGTTCTTCTGGTAGCATTAGCATAATGTTGTCAGGGTTTAGCTTAAACGAAGGATACTGCCCTTTGCTTAGTATGTGAGCAAACTGCCAATGCCATTGATAATGATGGCGTGGTAATAACGGCTTACCTGATACCTCGCTTACGTGCTCACGAGTTGCCCAAACAAACTCAAATAGTTCCTTCTGACTCCGCATAAGTTTTTACGACTGCTGTGAGTATTTTCTCCACTACCTCATCGTTCTTCATCAATGCAAGTAACCCCTCTGCACACTTGTTGGCATCTCCGTGCATTCCTGCCGTGACTACGCCTTTACGATTGACGTACACTACCAATGCGTGATCAATGTCTTGAGGAACTGCATCCTTTATTTTCTGTCTTAATCCCATAACTATAAATTAAAAAAGTCACATAATTCTTTAGGCACACGATGTAAGTTGTCATAGCCTTTCGTGTTCTCTTTGTCAATGTACTTAACCTCCAGATACTTGTCTTGATAGATAACGTCACTATGACAGCACACAGCCGTGTGTGTTTCCTTGCATATTATCACGTAATAAAACGAGTGCCGTTCACATAGGCGTTGCTTACGCCCTAAAAAACTAACCGTATCAAACGGATAGGTTGTTGCATCCTCAAACGGATAGCCTGTCTTTACCTCTAACTCAAAGTAAAACGTCTCAAGGCCGTACTTGCTAATTACATCGTGATAGTAATCTTCAGATGTTTTCGCTATTTGATGCCCTCGCTTCTGGAGAAACGGCACAAACAAGGCTTTGGCAAGCGTGTCGTTTACGTCATAAGACTCTTGACTAAACGTGCGTGGATTAGAATGGCAACGCATCGCTGTGTGCTTGTGCTGCCGTTGTAGATTGTGTCTTACCACCACCAACAAACTCAAAGCTACTAACCTCAACGTCTACTGCGTATCTGTCAATTCCGTTTTTGTCTTGGTATTTTCGATGTCGAGTCTTTCCTTCAATGTAGATTTGGTCACCTTTGTTTACGTACTTGTGTAGCGTTTCGGCTGTCTTGCCATACGCCACCACATTGTGCCAATCTGTGCGTTCCTGCTTCTCTCCGTTCTTAGTCCAACGCTCAGACGTTGCCACACTAAACTTGCAAATTGTCGTACTTGCATCAACGATTTCTGGTTGTTGCCCAACCCTTCCTAAAATTAACTGCTTATTCATAAATAATCTTTTACTTTGTCATAACTGACGCTCTTAACGTCCTCCATTTTACCCCTGCAACCACAACTATGTGGTCTTGTTGCGTATGTGAAAGTGTACTTGCCACATTTACATAATTGTATTCCTTTGATTTTTGTGTCTAGCTTGTCGTTGCATACCTCACAAGTAAACGTATTACGTTTTATTGAGTACTTATACATTGTTATAAAACTTTAACAACTGTGCTTTCTTCATCTTTAGAATCTTCTCATTCTTAGAATCAAACGCATACAGCAACTCACCAACAACTTTAACATAGTCCTCAAGGCGTGACCACTCAAAGTAAGTCTTGTCTACTTCTAAGCCAAACAACTCATCGTGAGCCTCTCGTAGTGCGTTTATGTTTCCTGTAACCAGATACTCACATACTCGTTTCTCAAACAAGTGTAGGTAACCCTCTGCTATTGTTTCGTATGTATCAAGCATATCCCTAATTTACTAAATTTTAAAATGGCGTAAAGTCCACATTGTCAACATTCCAATTCTCGTATCGACTACTTTGACCGACAAATTGCAAGTCACAAACAAGGCACTCGCCTTCTCTGTTTTTCTTTATTATGCCGTATGCCTTTCCCTTTTGCGTTTCGCCTCCTCTTATTGGATCATCTGGTAACTCGTAGTAATCAGGACGATATAAAAAAGTAACCGTATCAGCATCCTGCTCAATACCTCCAGAGGCACGCAAGTCAGAAAGTTGCGGAACTTTATTAGGTCGTGATTCAACGCTCCTGCTAAGTTGATGCAACAGCACAATTGGTATGTCTAACTCGTTTGCCATTGCGTGAATGTTCTTAGAGTTCTGCGTTACTCCTCTGTATTCATCTCCTCCGTCATCCATAAGTCCAAGGTAATCCATAACAAGGATAAACTTTCCAAACTTAGCCTTCCATTTTAGGCACTTAATACGTAGCTGTGCAAAATTAATGCTTGGCGTATCGTCAACCTCAAAGTCTAAGTCCTGCATTGTAGTGTGTGCTTGGTCGTACTTCATACGCTCAGAATCGTTTATCCTGTTAAGACGTAACCGTTCTGTCTGGATACCGCTTAAATACGATTCAACACGTAGTGCAATCTTGTCTCTAATCATTTCGCCACTCCAGAAGCAAACAGGCAACTCCCTGCAAGCATTAACCGCAATACTAACTGCAAACGCTGTTTTTCCCATTGCAGGCCGTGCTGCAACAACGTGAACCCCTGTGTACAATCCTCCGATTGCCTTGTCCCATTTATGCAGCCCTGTGGGCACTCCCATCATACCGCCCTCTCGTGTGCTACGTTCTGCAAGTTCTCGGTTTATAATTGTGGCAAGTCTCTCAGGCTTTACCTGCTCAAAACTTGTAGTCATTGCGTTAACTCGCTGTTGTACGTTGTCAAGCAATTCATTAACCGATACGTTATCCTTCTCGGCATCCTGTGCAATCATTAAACCTAACAACTCAAGTTCTCGCTTTATGGCTTTGTTCTTTAGTATCCAAGCGTGTGCCTCGATATTTGCGGAACTGCCAATCTTATTAGTCAAAGCTGCTACGTCATAGGCTTTAAGGTTGCTACGCTTTGCTTTTAGTTTATCGCATACGGTTAATATATCAATAGGATTGCCGTCTGCGTTTACCTCAACAATAGCCGTATACACCTCCTCGTGCCATCCAGTAAAGTAATCAGGTTGCAAAATATTAGATACAACGTGATACGCACCTTTTTCCATTAGGATTGATCCTAATACTATTACCTCAATTTTCTCGTGTTTCATTAGGCAAATTTATAATTAGGTTTCGACTTTTCCTCTTTATTCCACCACGTTCTTGCAGTAGACTTCCAATTCTTAATGGCTATGTTGTTAGACTTAATCCATCCTTGGCTGTCATAGTAAAGAAAAAACTGAGATGCCTCAGATGCAGGTTTACCATTTTCCTTAAAGTAATCAGCAACCTGTTTCTCTGTTGGCTTAATAAACTTATGTTCTGTTTTTTTCTTTTCTTTTCTTTTAGCATTGCCGTTGCTATGCTGTTGCATTGCCGTGGCATTGCCGTTCCATCGTTTATGTGCTTTCTCTTGTGCAATCTTAGTGCGATTTACAGCACCTTCAACCTCCTCGCATATCCAATCAATAACCACCTGGTCATCCACAATACGCATAAAGCCACGCTTGAACAATCGGTTAATTGCTTTGTCGTTGCGGATATACTCTCTAAGCATCTCCTCGTCAACATCACACTCACGAGTAAACAACAAGTTGCAGCAGTCAATAAACACACCTTTTACCGTGTGCGATTCCATCATTATTCGTCCTGTTATCCACGTTTGCGGATAAAATTTAAACCACTTCAGTGCCATCGCTCATAAGGTTTTTAATTACGTTTAATCTGCCTCCGATTGTTGGCTTACCCTCTAACAATTCCAGAATCTTTAAAGCTTTGTCGTGCTTTGTGTCTACATTGCTGCGCTTCATATAGTACACAAAGTCAGCATAACGATTAGCATAGTCCTCTTCTGTGTCCATCCTATCGTTAAACTTATTAATTGAGTTAATAATTGTAGCGTGATTGCGGCACAATGTTCTGCCTATTTCTGTAAGATTCATTGAGGTTTCCTCTCTAAGAAAGTTGCACATAAATTGCCTTATTTCAATCAACTTGTTTCTACGATTCGCACAAGTTATGTGTGCTCTGCTTAAGTCATAGTTTTCTTTAATACGTTTAAAAACGTGTCTTGCATCCATAATAAAATAATTTAGGTCGTGAATATAAAATAATTATCTGTTGGCAGCACGCTTTGCTGCCTCAGTACTGGAATAGCTGTCCCTTTCACGAATAGGATCTAACTGATTTTGTTTGGCTCTGTTAATTAGGACAAGCCGTTCCATCATATCAACCTCCTCGGCATCTGTAAGTATTGCCTCTCTCTTGTCATCGTTATAACTTGACGTAGATAACAGCCTTTCCAGATACATCAGTTGATTGTACTTAATCTCACGAGCCTCTTCCTTGCTGTTTACAAGGTCGTTAATCGTGTTGTACGTTATAAACTCCCAACTCATTGCTTCTTGATTAGTACGTATTGCTGAGTAAACTGACCTTCATTAATCATAGTGGTCATTTGGTCAAGCCGTCCACGTATCTCACGAGGCACAAAACGCATTTCGCCTTCTATTTGTACAAGCGGATAGTCATACAAATCTCTGGCCACGCCAAATTTTACAGCACAGCGTTTAAGTGAATCGCTTATACCGCCTTTAGTTGACTCAATGGCTGTATCGTCTGCACCGTCTTCTTTACTAATCCATCCGTCCTCGCCTTTAACAGACAGCGTACACATTACACCTTTACCTTTCCACTCTCTGTAAGTGTCTTGCCATCCCTCAGGGCCAAAGGCATCGTCAAATCTATTCATCACAGCACGGCTTTGGATGTAGGGCACGATTGTAGTCTTGCCACCTTTCGCACTTTGTACACGCCATTCAATCTCGTTAGGCTGTATCGGCTTTCTTAGTATCTCGTAATTAGTCATTTTTAAAATATTTGTATAAATCATATAATCCACTTGCACATTCGTCAAGTTCACACATATCGATAACGCAAATCGCATCACCGACTGACAACTGAAATACGTTGTCGTTGTTTGTTAGGGCAACCATTGCACGCTCGTAGTGCATAGGTCGCTCGTGTTTCTTTAGTAACAAGGTTGTTACTTGTTCAGGGTTTAGTTTATCCAATAGTGTCATTGTCTAGTTCATTAATAAGTTTAGTAATAAATGCTTTAAAGTTATGGCTTCCGTACTCGTTACGCAATACTTCTGCAACGTGTGTTGCAAATTCTTTAACAGGCATATCCCCAAGCACACTTGCAATCGCTCGTGCCTTAGGATGGCAATTGTTTACCGTCAACTCAACACGCTGGTATGTATGGTGGTTAAAGTACTTCTTGTCTAAGTCGTGATTATAGTGCTTTTGGATTGTCTCGTTTACAATACCTACAAAGTCCTCAATCTCGGCAGTATGCAAAAAGTCATCCAGGTGCATTACTGCTCTGTCTCTTTCTTGCTCTTGTCTCATTGTTTCTTGTGTGTTATTCATAATTAAAGATCTTGTTGTTCTGAATCTCTCAAAGCATCGTAAGGGCAAATTTCAAAGTCCTGCTCCTCATTACGTCTCATATACCACTCCTCGCCATAATACTTTTCCTCTTGGTAAAGTTCTGTCATATAAGTAAGGTACTTGTTGATATACATATAGATGCCTGTCTTATCGTTGGTCATTTCCTCGTAAGTAGGCCAAGCCTTCTCGTTAAGTTCATCGTACCAATCCTTAAGTTCTTCACCTTTAACGGTTGTAATACGATAAGCAGAAGTGTTGTAATCCTTCGTGCTGTAATAGACTATAAAGTCGTTCTTGTCGTGTAGTTCTACTGATTTAATAAAGTACATAATGTTAATAATTTAGTACGAATATACACATTGCATCTAATTATGCAATACCTAACTGAAAAAAAATTATCTTAGAGTATGTTCACATTGGAGATTACTACATTAGACGGACAGCAGACCGTTGAGTTACCGTCAGGATGGCACGAAGTCAGTTACACTTACTATAAGGAACGCATTGCACCCTTTGCACAAGCAGAGGAGGATGTTGTTAAAAACAATGTTAAACTTGTTTGCTCTATGCTTGGCATAAACGCAAGCGAGGCCAATGTAATGGAGTTTAGTGCTATACTTGGCAACCTTATGGTGTGGATGGAAGAGATGCCACAGGTTAAAGAGTTTTGGCATAATGACGTTATGTATCAGTTACCGGTACTTGGTAAGGCACAAGCAGGTGATAAGCCGTTTATGACGGTTGGAGATTGGGAAAATGCCAACGATGCAATGAAATTTTTGCAGGACTCAGAGTATGATCAAGAAGATAGTGCAGATGTTGGACTTGTATTGTTGGCTGCGTTGGCACGTGGCCCTGAAGAAGTAACGGATATTGAGTTTGCACGTAGACTAAAGGATTGGAAGGACATTAATATGGATGCAATACTATCCGCCTCGTTTTTTTTTCTTTTGTTCAATCACACATTCAAGAAGGATACCCTGCATTCTTTGACAGAACTCACGAAAAAAGCCAATCTTCTGCTCCCAAATATAACTTTGGATGGACTACGATGGTTGCTCGGCTCGCATCCGCAGGTATATTTGCAAAGCCTGCTGAGAAAGGAAGTGTCATAGAGCACACTTACCAAGCCTGTCTTTTAGAGTTTATGAAATACGGACAGATATACGCCTCTGGTAACCTATAAGTCCATAAGGCAGTTAATCGCTGTGTGCCCTCCGATAACAACACCGCAACCAATTGCTTGCTTTTTGTAGTTTTTAGCGTATGCCATTGCATAGCTTTCACGATCAATTCCGCAACCTACTTGCATAGCAAGAATCTTAAATTTATTGCCAACCATCCACTCAGTATAAGCCTGTGTGTGAATGTGTCCTTGTACTGTTGATTGCATATCGTTTTTGGCTCGTGTTCTTGCCGTGCCACCTTCACCGTGTACGTACTGCACATTGTCGTAGACTACTCGGTCGGCCCAATTCCAGTTAGTACCAAGCACCTCGTTATAAGACTTTATCCATTGCTGTGGAATTGCAGAAGTAAATGCCTTACGCATTATCATTCTGTCGTGGTTTCCAATAATAACATCAGCAACAGGAAACGCATCGGCCCAATCCTTTAATCTGTCAATGGCAAGTTGCAACTCCTCGCCTCCACCATATCCGTTTGGACTTGTCTCGTGGTAACTGCTATAATGCGAATCAATACAGTCTCCTATAAATATAACTTGATTGCAATTATGGCGAGAGTAAACGTCTTGACAAAATCCCAAATATCCATCAATAGAAAATGGCTCGTGTATGTCTCCAATAATAAGTATTCTACGTTCATCTCGTGTAAGGTTTTCAAACGCTTTCCTGCGTTGTCCGCTTAGTCTTGGTCTGATCTCTGACATATAGTTTTAATTGTATTAAATAATGCACCAACAAGTGACTCCTGGAACTGCAAGTTAATCATTCGACTATAATCATAGTACAAGTCAACACTCCCTGCATAAATAACAAAACTCGGACATTTTGGTTTCTTTAAAATAGAGTGTTCGTGTTCCATATCATAGCAAACCTTTTCAACAGGCATTTGCCAACCTTCCATATTAATAGACATCTCCTCGTAAAGCAATTCGCCTATCTCCTCGCTACGTTCACGGATGTTGCCTAAGATGCGGATTCCGGAACGTTCGTGTGTTCCTGTATAGATAGATAAGGCAAACGTGTCGTAAGCCATAGTATAGCTGTTTAAACGCTGCACACGTGTACACTCGGATACGTTGCTTAGTTCTGGACAGATGTTAGTGTAATGTAGCGTCTCGTAATCTAACTCTCTCTGAAGATCATTGCATATCCAACGACTAAAATTCCCACCGTTAAGGATGCCGTGTCTAAACTCAGGAGAGTGCTTGCCATTGTATTGCCCTGCAATAGTACCTCCACCTTCAGGGTTTAAGATTACCATTGATAAACTTTTTGACTGCCGATAATAGTCCTGTGCCTGTTTGCCGTTGTATGTTCTCATAAACACTTAGCATTTCTGTTGATGCGATTACACTACTAACTGCAAAGGATACAATCAGTCCACCGTCTGCTAAATACAAAAGGTCAAAAGCGTGTGCAATTAATATAGCAATAAAATACGCAATTAATTTATCAATTGTCCTGCGTATGCCTCGACTAATAAACTTCATATTGGATGCTTTCCAACCTGTGTACAAATCAGCGACAACTAAAACAACAGTAAACACAAGATACCACGCAATCGGTAGCAAGAACCATCCAATTGCTGTAAGTATCGTTGAAAGTATGCTTTTATGTATCACTCTTTTTTGCACTTCTGCGAAGTTTACGCTCTGCTCGTAGTTGCTTTCGCTTGATTCGAGTTGCACGTAGTTTTGCACGTGCTTCTTTTGTAGGTCGCTTGATCTCTAAGCGTGTTCTCTGGTTGTCTGCTATTGTTGGCAGAGCCTGACCAAATCCTGCAAGGAACTCAATAAGCGAGGCAAGTAGTTTACTTAGCACTCTTCTTGTCCTCCTTCTCCACTTCTACAAATAAACGCTCCTCGATTGCATCTGGCAACAACTCAAGTATACGCTCAAGTATTTCATCGTCTTTTTTAGACTTCGTTAATGGTGCAATGTATCGGTCATAAAACACGACAGCACCTAAGAGGATTGACGCAATTTGCCATCCCCAAGTTTGGATAAATTCTACTATTGAACTCATACTACAAAAATTGAATTGGTTATAAAATCGGAATCATTCTGCTCAGTCCATCCATACGTGTTTGCATTATCACGCAGGTAGTCAATTAGTCGTTGACGTAGTTGTTGGACTAACGTCTCATTTTGTTTGTGTGCAACCATTCTAGCCTCATCAGTCGCTGTTGCATTAGGTGTGTTTGGATACGCTGCACCTACATTGCTAATTCGTGGACTATTATTAGCCAATACAAGCGATTTAACGCCATAGGCAAGTAAAGGCTTGACGTAGGTATCTCTAAGCGTTATCTCGTCAGCAGATGGACTTCCACCGCTTACAGAGGCATATAACGTATCTCCAAGAATAGGTTTAATTGTGTTGTCCTCAATCAAGTCAATGAATCGTGCTTTAATATCGGCAGGATCAAAGTTAGCGTAAAACGCTTCTGTTACTATATCACTCGCTGTCATCAACGCCATAGCCTAACTCTTTTTGTATTTCAGATAATGGAACGGCCTCGTCTACTTTTGCTTGGCTTACATAGTCAAGTGCTGTAAACATTGGCTTGTTCTCAAACATAATAGGAGACTGCTCTGCAAGTTGATAGTACTCCGTGCCTTCTAAGGTATGCAAATAGGTGTGTAGTATCTTCTCTTGTAATGGCTCAATCTCGTATTGCATCACTCGTCTGTGGTGATTTTCTACTTCTCTTGTATTACCAAGTTTGCCTGCTTCCTCAACACCCATAAGTGAAGGATGCCATCCTGCTGCCATAATTATATTACGTTCACAAGTACGTCCTAAGTCCTTAAACGCTCCGTCTTGAGGTAGGTTATATTGTATCAAATCTAACTTACCATCGCCTCCTGAAATGTTTACAGGTGTACTCGGCCCAAAGGCAGACTCTCCTTTAAGTTGCTCACGAATACGATCACGAATCTCTTTGGCTGTATCGTCATCCGGTGTAAATGGCATCTCAACATTTAGGATACCGCTTAGGAAAATAGAATTTTGCAAATGTACGTAATTGAACCGTGGAAGCTTGTCCTCAAGGACTGCCGACCAAAATGCCGAACTCCAGTCCCCTCTTGAGTAAACCTGTTTTCCTGGTTCTGCTTGGTCAATACGATGTACACAAACCTT